CTTCCTACTTGGACAACCTGAAGAATGGATTTCAGCCAATTATTCACTGTTCCCCATTCTTGGATTTGCAAAATCGCATCCTCTGGCTGTCCTTTGAGAAGTGCATTTACCCCGCAATCTGTCAACTGACTTCCACTATCCAAGATTACGAGGTCATTGTGTGTCAGCTTTGTCAGGTTGAACTGCTGGAATACCGCTTTTTCTTGCATGCACTTCACACAATTCATCTTTCCGTGAGCTTCGCAAATCGGTACATCCTGTGCGCTGCTGAACATTCTAAGGATTGCGTTCATTACGAACGGATCTTTCCTTGTGTCCAGCATGCTAAAGAGTTGGATTTTCTGCAACGCGGAGTCAGGAAGTCCCATTGAGAGAATTGTATCTTTGCCGTTTTCCAGATCGAGCCAGATGATTTTCCTGATTTCTGGAATCATAGCTGCTGTAGCTGCGAAGCGAGTCTTTCCTGAACCACTATCACCGTAGATCAGGATTGCGTGACTACCGCTCTCCTTCTCTCGTGCTTTTTTAAGAGCTAGCATGTCCATTCACAGTTTTCCTCTAAGGACTCTAGCTACTAGTGAGGAATATCCTGCCAAGTCATCCCAATGATCAATAAAATCGGCGTCACCTGCAACCATTCTTCCAATTTTATGAAAGATCATATCCAGAGCTTCCTGTTGTTCCATCGTAAGGGTCTTTCCTACGATTTCCAGTTCATCACGCAGGACCGTTTTTAATCTTTGCGTACATCTTGCATGATCTCGGAAATTGCCGTGCGTCTCTTCCCTTTCCGAGAGTATAGTTTCTACTATATCAATGGCTTTGTCAATGGTTTCTTGTGCTGTCTTGGTATTGTCCATTACTGTCTGTGCTTTTACCCTGTAATTACAAGACTTCCAGTTAAATTGGGGATCCGGATTCCATCTCCATTCCCGTGGATATCCGCCAGGCTTTATACTAATGAACTCAATGTCCGCCCCCTTTCTGAAAGCTTTTTCTACGCTCTTTCTATACTGTTTCTGACTCACTGCTTCTTCTATTTTTATTTCCATTTCCGTGCCCTCAGAATTGTTTTTGCGAATTTAACTTCATGTTTTAGCTTGCTCGGTTTGATACGATAATCTACAAAATCCCAGAGGAAAGAGGGCCTAGCAGCTGGATTCCATACTTTATCTCCGTTGCGAAAACGATATTGCACTTTCATACCAATGCCATGAAGATACTCTACTACTTTTTGATATTTCCCGCGGGGCTTGCTCATTCCATAATCCTTTCCAAATGATCCTTAATCAAATCTTCCAGCTTGAACGTGAACTGATACTCATTCGTGTCTTCTTCCTGAACTTTCCTCCTGTCGAGAGAATGAAGTCCACACCCTCCAAAGTGAAAACACGGCTTGTTGTAATGTAGGCACCCAGCCAGCCGTTGTGGAAAGATTCCCATGTCGAGCTGGCGCCGCATTCGTTCCACATCCATTCCGAGGGTGATGAAAAAATTAAGCCTATCTTTCAGGCTCTTGGTGAAGAGCAAGTCATGGATTTTAGGCTGGAAACCATTACCAGATCCGAGCTGACCGACGAAATAACCTACGTCATAATCACTATTTTCCTTTCCGACAACGGAATCAATGACAATACTATAGCCAATGAGCTGAGGGCTGTTTGCATACAGAGGGTCAAGAGTCAAGAGGTTCATTCCCGTTGTTTTGAAATCCTTGACCATGTACTTTCCGCTATACCTGTTTCTCATTACTAGGTCGACATATCCTACGTAATAGAATAGATCATCAATATCGATCCGGAATGAAAGCTGTACAGCTGGCTTACCCTGAAAGGTAGCGACTTCCCATTCTTCCATCATCGTGTCGAGATTATACATCGACGCAAGGACTAAGTTAATTGCCACCATTTCATTCTTCCTGGCAGTTTCTGGAATGCAGATTATGTCATCTTCCATCCCGTGATAGGCCAAGTAAGCATCCCATACAGCTCTGTCTTGGGAACCCGTAAGAATGTAGGTAGTGCATCCCGCTTCATAAGCGTGTCCAAAAGCAAAATGCTCATTGGTTTTTCTTCCCTGATGGGATTCGAGGAGTCTGTTGAGTTCAAACTTCCTCTCGCAAGTTAAGTATTCTTCAAGCGCTGAGTGGGACAGACGTATTTTCATCTTCTTGTTCCTCATTATAGTCTGCTTCATCGAGCCGTGAAATCCATTCATCAATGATTTCACCAGGATAGGAACTCGGATTGTCTTGTGCGATGCCAATCAAGAGTCTGATTTGCGGCATGTCTGTGATGATGTTCATCCCTTGCTATCTCCTTCTTTTGAAAAGTAATCCATCATTGCCCTATGGGCTTCGGCATTTGCATGCATGTAGAGAAGGTCACAGACTGCATTATCTGGTTCGTTCTCGTAATGTGCGATGTCCATGTTGTAGGATTTCATTGCGTTGAGGACTGCATCCTTCCAAGGATTTCCTGATTTAGTTTCCACGTGTTTATTCCACAGTTTCTCGAGTTCAGTATGCTGTGCGTCGCATACACTTCGCCATCCCGCTCTGTACAAGGCGTCGACAAATTCGTCAAAACTGATGCCTATGTCTAGGTTAGAGTCACACTTAGGAACTTGAAGCGTTTCTTCCTTTGCCTCTTCGATTCTTCCTAAGCATAAACTATTTGTCGGGTTTGGCTTTAATCCCGCAAGGTAATCACTTCTTGATATGTAATCAGTGTATTTACAATGGATGCATTCGAATAAATATTCTCCGTTATGAGGATGGCAATATAAATATCTCCAGTCATGCTCACTCATCTTGCTTCCTCTCTTTCCTCGAACTAAGGATATATTCTGCAAAAGGTTTGAAGGCTTGAAATCCTGCTTGCACTGGATGGAACACTATTCCTACAAGAAATCCGAGAAGGAAGGACGGAGTCAGCAGAATCAGGAAGATTGTTTGTACTGAGACTTTGAGAAACGGTTTCATTCTTCATCTTCCGTTGCGTCTAAGATAAGTCCTATGCCAATGCAGAGAAAGGTTAAGACGATATGTAACAGTGGGTAGCTTCCTATTACTATCCAGATAGCCTGCAGCAATGCTAGAAAGTAGAATGGAATAGCTAACATACTGGTCAGTCCAAAGAAAGATCGATCGAGAGATCCACTTTTGTACTTCCTTTCCTGCGGGAAGACGGAGTTTCTTTTGTTGCTGCCGCAATTGCAGTTCCTACTAATCTCTTGATTGCAGCGACAGCCATTCCGATATCCTCGGGAAGAAGCAATTCACATGCCGCTGGGTTCTTCAGGAGGACCATTTTCAGATCATCCATTTCTGCTTTTAGGTCCGTTCCTGAAAGCTCCGATAGCTGTGCGATGCGAAGTTTGATTTCATGTGCTTCTTGGGTTAGCTCCATGTTCTAGTCCTTTCTATTTTCCGGTTTCGTTAAGAGCTTCTTTCACCTTACTCTCACAGGCAGCGATCATTTCATTCACAAAGGAAAGCTCTGCTCGAAGTCGCAGTAATTCGTTTATTTTTGAATCCATATGTTCTATGCATTCGAAATCGCTATCACCTCTCAAAGTTGCGCAAAACCTATCTGATACTATTTCCTTCAACTTATTCCATGCTTGAAGGTGGAGGATTGCTTTCCTTAGCTCGGAAATTCCCATGTTTTATTCCTTTACTCTATTTGCTTCTTGGGTTAGTTCTTGCATTCTGTATTCTCCATCTGCCGTAGTTGTTGGACCTTCTTATCGTAGTAATCCATATTCACTTTGATGTAGTCGAGTTCTGTCTTTGCCTGCAGGACGGCCTCTACCAGTGTATTAATTTCCTTTAGTGAACCGGAGGAATGTCTACATAGCATCATGCTGAAGTCTTGTATTCTCTTGTTCAGCGCATAGTGCCATACTTGATGAGAGATCTCTGCCGCCTTTAGGTTTGAGAGTTCCATGTCTTATTCCTTTTCCTCGTGCTTATCGAAAAACGGGAGTCTCTCCTCGAAAAAAGTTAGCTGCTCGGTAGCAAAGGCAATCTTCTCCTTAATTTGATTAAGGGTTGTCGTGATACGGGACACTTGTTCTTCTGCTTCTACTAAAGTCTCGGCTTCATACCGTAATACATCATTGATGTCTGAGATATACTTATCTTGAGGACCTTTCCATGCCAAATAATGTTGGCATGCTTGTTCTTTCTTTGTGAGTGCCATTTCTTTCTTCCTTTACTTTATTTACTTCGCAAGGTTGGATATAGCTAACGCCGATCGCCGATCGTCATTCCTCTGAAAGATCGACTTTCGTCATTTCTGCCAATTTTACTCGTGATACTGGCCTTCGTCGTACTAGAACTGTAGCACGTCTGGTTGCAAAGACACGGAGATCAACCCAATCAGG